ACATGCTGGCGCGGGTCGTTGGTGTCCACGGCAACCAGGACACACGTGCGGCGCTCTGGACCATGCTGATGCCGTCGTGGGTGTGGGACAGGTCCGATCCGATCCTTCAGGTCATGGCGATCATCACGACCGTTCGGGCGCGAGTAGACATTGAGGCAGGCTGACGCTCACAAAAGCGTGACGGACTCGCCATTGACCTCCGGCCTCTGAGTCCACGTCCGCCCATCCAGCACCGCCAGTTCACCGCCGCGCTTGGCTTTCTCGGTCACGCCGCGGCCACCGTGCTGCTTGAAGAAGAACGGGACGCCGGCACGAAGGCACGCATCGCGCAGCTCGCGGAACCAGTCGACTTGAGCCGGCCGTGCTTTGAATCCCGACTCACCACCCGTGACCAGATGAGAAATCCCCTTTCCGTTGAGGTGTTGGGCGAACTCGTCGACGGCTTGGTGACGCGGGACATGCGGATTGAGGAGCGACCCGAGCAGCGGCTCGGCGCTGACCATGCGGGTTGTGCTGTCGTCACCGACGCAACCGAGGAGGTTGAGCCGGTATCGGTATCGGATGGACTCGACGGTCACGCCAGGAATCACGTTCTGTGGCCACCGCCCAAAGCGCTTCACGACCATTTCGGAGATCTCGGGCCATCGCTCCGCACGCTTCGTCAGCACTTGGTACTCGTGCCATGGCGCACGAACCGCCATGGTATCGAAGACGTCCATGATGAAGTCGTCTGGTGCGTCCTTGTGGAGCAGATCGCTCATGCTGTTGACGAAGATACGCGCCGGCTTCTTGTTGCTGACCGGGCCGCGAATCTTGTCGGCGTGGATCGTGAACTTGAAGCCGTTCGTGTAGCGCTTGCTGCCCATGGCGTGGAGGCGCTTGGAGAGCGCTTTCGAGTAACAATTGGCGCATCCGTTGCTGATCGGGTCACAACCAGTAGAAGGATTCCACGTGCGGTCGGTCCAGGCGATGCTTGTCTTGTTCATGGGGTGTCCTTTTTGGTCAAGATGTAGTCCAGCACCACCTCCTCGCCAGTAAGAACGTCGTAGACGGGGAGGGTGCCGAACATCGAGTGCTGTCGTGCTTGGTAGCGCTCGACGGACTTCGGGTCACACCTGCACGCTTCTAAGGGGTTGGTGTAGCCGGGAAGCACTGTCCCCTCGTACCCGAGGCGACCACAGGGACACGGCGCCAGCGCGACGACCAAGGTGAAGTCGTGCGGCAGCCCGTTCACCAACGTGCCTTCGTCGCCTGCCAGACGAACGACCTGCTCGATGACCGTGCGTTTGAACTCCGCACCCTCGTCCATGAACAGGACGCCGCCGTGTGCGAGCGAGACCTCACCGGGCTGTGCGTACCACTCACGTTCCAGCCGTCCGGTGATGGCGACCAGCGAGCAGGTGTGATGCGGGGCGCGGAAAGGTGGGCTCTGCACGTCCAACTGCTCCAGCCGTGCGAGATGGAGAATCTTGTCGTGGTCATCGTACGCTTCCTTGTCCCGCCACGTCTTCGCGACTTCGCGAGCCCAGAGGGTCTTGCCCGAACAGTGCGGGCCGATGACGCAGTGGTGGATGTGGCCGGGTGTCTTGGGGGTGGTCATGGTCTGTCCTGATGGTTGATGCGCTTATTCGCCTCTACCGAGAGAGCTTCGTGCGCTTCTTTGACTTCGGGTGCGGTGCGCGGGTCCCGGAGGAGAACACGGGCGCATCCGATTGCTTGGAGGCCTCGCGGTCGCGGGCTCGGCATTCCTGTTTTGAGCGAAAACCGCTGCTCAGACATCTCGTTACACCGGATGCAGACTTTCGTCTTCGTCAGGCGCGCCTTGCGGAGCGTTGGCTCGTAGTAGGGTGCCCGTTGATACATGACATCAAACGGGTAGTCTCGTTTCGTGGTGTCGATCATCATGCCGTTCATCCTCTTTGGTGTGCGTAGCAGCCCCGGAGCAAAAGCTCCGGGGCTGGGTGGTGGCCTAGTAGTCGTCGCGTCCGAGGCTGCGGAGTGCGATGCGGAGCGCCTCGATCTCTTCCTCTGCCTGCCGGAGCATCCTGCGCTCGTAGCCGAGGTCGGTCTTGAACTGGGCCACGCTCGCGTCGCCCTTCGTCATCTCGGTGTGGTGGCGGTAGTTGGCGCGCGTCTTCATCCTGGCGTCGAACCACTCGTTCGCGCAGTCCATCATGTCGGTGGTGGTGTCTTTTTTGAGGTTCTGCATCTTGCTCGCTCCTTGGTGGTTTGTCCTGCTCACGGGTATAGTTATACGCACACCGCGTAAGCATTGCAAGCAGAAAATGCACGAAAAGTGCATTTTCTTTTCACCACGGTTTAGGCAGCCAGCGCGTCCACGTCGCTGCCGGCCGCATCGGTCAGGTACTCGGCTGCGAGCCTGGCCTTGCTTGCGGCGGTGAAGATCGCCTTCGGCTGCTCACGGAGATGGCCAGCCCAGTGGACGAGATACGCCTCGTTCTCGGGGTGGAGTTCGTTGCGGATGCCCAAGTCGCAGCACAGGAACGAGCTGGTCAACTCGGCGACAAGCTCCTCCATCGCCCGGTCGAGGTCGCGGTCACAGCGTTCGGGCTTCTTCGTCCAGTGCCCCAGTTCATGCAGGCATGCGGACCAGTACGAGTCGGGCGTATGGAACCGGGTCGCTGGCGGGAGCTGGATCCGATCCTCGCCGGGGATGTACCAGGCGCCGGCTGCATCATGCGTGATCTCGGCACCGGTAGCATCCACGAAGTCCTGCGCGTTGTTGTAGGTTTCGCGCGGGTCCTCGGCCAGCACTTCGAGGTCGGCAAGCGGTCGTTCCTTGCCCGGTGCCCAGTTGATCTGCTCGTGGTTGAACACCGTGTAGACCTTCAGCATCATGAACGACTTCAGGGTCTCGGTGCCGTCGTCGTCGCGGTCGCGTTTGGTCATCTTCTTCCAGAACGTGATCTTGGTGCCCTTCTGACCCTTGCGGACGCCGAGGCCGCTCGGTGCGTCACCATTGCCGGCCCACTTCCATCCACGCCCGGCCTTCTCGAAGCCGTTGATCTTCTGAACCTGCCCGAACGTGTACCAGCGCGGGTCGGCGTAGCTTGCAATCCAGGTCAGCCACACGTTCATGCCGCGGTACTCGTGGCCGCTGGAGCCGTTGTGTGGGGTGCCGACCGCGTTCCACGGACGGACCCACGGCGGCGCCTCGCGCTTGCCGGTAAGGACCTCGTCGATGGCGGTAGCGACCCGGTTGGCGATCTCAGTGTAGTGGTCTTGCTTCTTCATTGGTCTACAGATCCAGCATGTCGGAGATTGCGTCGAGGACATCCTCGGTGTCAGGCATCGCGCAGCGGTTCTCCTGCCCGAAGATGCTGACGAACATCTGGATGGTGTGGCGCAGGTTGCAGACGTTGCCGAGTTGTCTTGCCGCCGCGATTTCGTCGTTGCTCATCTGGCCGATGACTTCGCTTGCGAGTTCGTAGGTGGTTTCCATTGGTCCTCCGTGGTGGTAAGCAGACTATACGCACAGTGCGCATGGAATGCAAGAGGAAAATGCACACCGTGTGTATTTTTCATATTGCGCCCGAACGACCCAACGTCTATCGTCTGGTCATGGAAGAACAACAGCGCCTCCCAAAGCCCGCCGAAGTCAACCGCCGCTGCCCGTTCTTGAGCGCGAGGAACGTCACGCTCTGGTTCAACGGGTACAGACGCCCGACCCCGAACAACATGGACCGCATCCTCGTTGCGTTCCCTGAGATGGATGCCAGGTGGTTCGTCCATGAGTTGGCAACGAAGTGGGATCGCCGTCAGTCCGGGGCCTGATCTGGTTCAGGTGTCTTCTTGTCGCGTGCGGCCTTGTACTCCATCTCTTGTTTGAGTTGGTCCCATGCACGCATCAGCGCGACCTCGGCGATCCAGATCGCCATCACGAGGTCGTCATGGGCGTTGACCCCGAGACCATGGAACTCCTCCGTCATCGTGTCGACCATCGAGCGCGTCTCAGCGTTGCCGTAGGGGAACACGACTTTGCCCTGCTCCAACAGGCTCGACAGCCTTGGAACCCCAACATAGACGTCGCGCTTCTCGCGTCCAGTCTGGTGGGCCATCAACGGCATGTCTGGGATCGCTTCGCCTACGTCGATGATGTGCCATTGGCCCGCGCTGTTGCGCTCGATGGAGACAATGGCTACCCATCGGTTTTCGACGTGGTCCGTGAACGATTGATCTGCCGTCCCGTACCCTGGCGACCAGCGCTTGAACATGCGGACGACGTTCCATTTCTTTGTGGTCCTCGAATCACCACGCTCGCGATGCGCGTCAAACAGGTAGCGATCCATCGTATCCAGGTCGAGGCCCCATCCAACAAAGGCGGCATAGTCCCGGTCGCCGGTCTCTGCCTTCTTTTTGTCGAGCGTGAACGCCGGATCGCCACCAATCACCATCAGCATCCGTTCAGGCCATGGTCCGCCGGTTGGTCTGTCCTGGCATGGTAGCGTCAGGTTCTCACCACGCGCACATGCCGCGTTCAACCAATCGCGTTTGAATTCGGCGCTCTCATCGTCAATGACTTCGTGCTGATACTCGCGAGCGAAGCCCGTATATCCAAGCGTGTTCGATTCGCGGGCGGTCAACAACCATTCGATCGGCCGTTCCTCAGGCCACAACACCTTGTGCTCGCCTTCGATGTCCCATCCCACGACCACCGGGAAGCCGAGGTCGTCTTTCTCGTAGATCGCCTCATGCTTGTCCGGCCAGACCTTGATCGCTCTATCAAGTTCGCCGTCGTCGTCAGTGAGGGTCTGAAACGTCGTGTTGTGGATCAGGTGGTGATAGATGTCGTCGTGGTGTTTCCGTGTCCCGATGACCAGCAGTAGCCCGCCTGGTTCCAGCATCGACTCCAGCGTCTCACCGAACCATGCTCGATGACGCGCCCGTTTCAGCGGGCTCATAACGGTGTCGTTGCTTTCGGGGTCGTCGAGGATGATGACGTCGTAGTGACCACCGACCATCGCGGTGCCGGTGCCGACCGCCATCACCGTCGAGTCTACGTGGTCGACGTCGCGGAGTACTCTGATCTCCGTCTCGTCCCACTTCGTCGGGTCTTCGCGGGATCGCGTCTTGTTGAGGAACGGCCCGAATCCTTCATCTGGGGCCGTACACCAGTCGGCCTGGATGCGCTCGGTGAGCAGCTGGCGCTTGATCTTGCCGAGGCGCTTCTTCGCCATCCCCTCGCTTTCGCAGACCAGGAGGATGCGGATGTTGCGGTTCCAGCAGATCAGCAACGATGCGATGGTGATCGCAAGTTCGGTCTTGCCGTGTTTGCGTGGCCCGAGCAGGAGCAGTTTCCGACGTGTGTCGCGAGCCGTGACCATTCCGGGATCAGCCGCCGGCTCGAACTGCTTCTCTTCGTCATCCTTTCGTAGATACGCGCGCTCGACGGCTTCGGCCTGGGCAGCCTGTGCCTCGACGAACTGCCCCATCACGTCGTTGAGCCAGCGCTCGCGGTGCTCAGCCCACCGCATCCCGCAGTAATGGGTGTCGAACCATGTCGGGCTGGCCAGTGCTAGATTGCGGCGTGCGGCTGGATCAACGGCCAGCAGATCCTGATGGTCGAGCCATTCCTGAGGCACCGCTTCGGCATCACTCATCGTTCTTCTTTGGGCGTTTCCTGGACTTCACCACCACCGCTTCTCGCGTCTCCTTCTGCGCCATGTACCGTGCGAATTCAGGCAGGTCGGTAGCCTTGGACTGGTCGAAGAGGCGGTCACGCGGGATGATGCTCACACCGTGCTGTGCGAGTAGGTCGATTGTTGACTCTGGCAGTAGCGCGATGATCGATGGTGGGAGGATCATCCCGTTGCCTTGACCTTTTGCGGCGGTCGCCATCACGACCTTGAGGGCCAGGTTCTCCAACTCCTTTTTTTCCACGTCTGCGGTCAACAACCGGCGGCGCAGTTCGGACGTTTCGGCCCGGTCTGTTGACCGCTCGCGGTACTTCAACAGAGCTTCTGCCGCACGCCAGTCTCCGACGATGTGCTTGGTGACGGTTCTGTGGTTCCCGTCACGGTCGGTCGTTTCGTAGGAGACCTCCCGATCTTCCGCCGCACGCCGGATGCGATGGGTCAGGCCGATGGATGCGTCTTCGACGGCTCGCTTGACCGTGTCGCGGAACTTGATCGACCAGTCATCCCGACAGTCCTCGCCGTGCCTCATCGCTGACTTGTAGGCGTCGATGGTAATGTCAGCGTATGCGCATGAGTCTGCGATGGTTGTTCCGAGCTGGATCGCGCTGATCAGTCGACGGAACGCAACCTCGTTGACCAACGGCTTGCGCCTTGCCATCAGGCGCCACCGTTCATGCGAGCGGCACGCCTCTGCTCCAACTCCCACGCCCATTGGAGGAAGGTCTCGGGGCCGAGGTCGTAGGCTCGTGCGAGTTTGACCAACTCGTGGACTGGGAAGTCCTGCCGGCCGGACAGGAGCCGCTGTGCGCGCCTGACTCCGGTCCCTGTACGCCTTGCCGCCTCCGTCCCTGTCGGCAAGTCTCGTCCGTGCATAGCGCCACCTCGACGTCATCGTATGCGACGGGTGGTGTCGTAGTCAACCAGGTGTGCGTCCTACGTTGTCGTTGCAGAGTAAGGAAAAGGACGGCGCATCTTGCAACGGTTGAAGCGTTCGTGTAAGGTCAACACACATGACGGGATGAATGTCAGGAGGATGTCATGAGGCTATCGCAGGTTGTGGCGTTGGAAGCTGACGCCAAGAAGCGAACACACGGTGAGGTCACCGCCATTCACAAGGCCATGCAGAAGGGCGAGTTGTACGCCGGAAGCGTGGAAGTGTACGAGCCAGCCTCGGACACAGATGAAGCCCTGCCGGCCAAGAGGGTAAGGGTTCGGATGGTGGCCGGTGACGCCCTTCAGGACATTACCGATGCGTGGGCTAAGTTGGGTGGCCTCACCTTGTCCAAGGAACTGGGCAACTGCAATGAGGCCGCCATGGCCCCGGTCACGGTGTCAGACACCATGACCACCATGCCGCTGCCGGTTCCGGCGTTGCTGTTCCTGGAAAAGCAGTTCACCGACATGAGGCGCGCCATCGACGTGGTGCCAACCCTGGACGAGGCGGACGAGTGGGCCTGGGATGAGGATCTCGGTTACCACCGTACGGCGCATCAGGTAACGACCCGCAAGACCGCCAAAAGGACGCGCGCAATCGTGCTTCACAAGCCGACCAAGGAGCACCCGGCGCAAACCCAGCTCATCAGCGAAGATGTGACCGTCGGGTGGTGGCGTGGCACCAAGTTCAGCGGCGCCATGACCCGCAAGGACAAGAAGGCCATGCTGGCCCGCTGCGACGAAATGATCGCTGCGATCAAGAAGGCCCGAGACGACGCCAACCGCGCTCGCGTGGATGAGGTGGACGTTGTTGGACCGCTATTCGATTACGTGCTCGGCAAGTAGCCGGGAACGGATCTCCAACTGAGGTAGACTGAGATTCAGGCTTAGGATCAAACTGACCTATGGGAACACGGTACGCTATTGCAGGTTCGAATCCTGCCCGCTCCAAGAGTGGAGCGGTGGCGGAACGGTATACGCACGACGCCTTGACAGCATCGGTTCCGCGTATCGTCCCCTTAGCTTTTACCCTCAGATGCTCAGTATTAAAAAGGCTAGGTTGTCTCTGCATGAAAGCACCTTACGGCTGCGTCGTGGGTTCAAATCCCACCCCTCACCCCACATATGTGAGGGTAGCTCAGTGGACAGAGCGGGCCGTTTCAACCGGATGCGAGTAAGCGTGTGTCAGTCAAGCCTTTACAAGGGCGGGGAGCCCATCAATGGAACCGATGTTTCCCCGCCCTTCCAAACATTCCACGTCGTCCGAAACGGTGGGTACGATGAAACTCAGCCGAACAACCCGCGCCCACCAGACGGCGGACCGCCTCCGTAACATGTGTCGCTCCGGGCAACTGGACCTTGAAGTCAACCCGGACGATGTATCAGTCGTCGGCTCCGACCACTGGATCTACGCCAACTGCCGTGAGATGGACGACGTCAAGAAGCTCCGTCCGGTCCGTCCCGGCGTCGCCTTCGCGGAGCCAACGGCATGGCTGGGCGTGTGGCTGGTCGTTAGGTGGCAGTCAACGCTTGCATCGATCGACGCCGTCAACTGTCTGGTCGTCACCGTCCGAAGGATGTACGTCGACCGTCGCGACTTCGAGCGCTCCAACGGCACCAAGGCAAGGAAGGCGTGGGGTGCCCCGTCGATGGACTGGGTGCCGGCCGGCGCATGAGCGCAGAGGACCAAAAGGTGCTCGTCCAGTTCCAGGGATTCCTCTTAGAAGGACCGCACACGGATGAGCTTGGGCATCATGTCGTCACGGCCCGGCTGACCGACATGACAACACCTGAAAAGCCAGATGAAGTCGCTGATATCTACCTTTCATCCTTCGACCCGTCCGACTGGGATCTCTTGGTTGAGGGCGCCTACATGGTCTGGGACGTGGGAGATGGGTGGTCAAAGCTCAAGATCAATCGTGAGTGTTGGACCGAAGACGAACTGGCCGACGCCGCACGGGAAGCTGAACGCCTCAGGGTGGCCTTGAACTGGGGGCTCGGTAATGAGCCATGACATGGGCGAGCGGTCTGGGCGTTGCTGTCTATGCTGGCGGCCTGTACAATGGCTGCATGACGAGACGGGGCGGCAAGCGCTGGACGAGGGATGAGGTCGACAGGCTTCCATGGGACTGGGGGTCGGAACCCGTCACCGTGACGGCAGAACGATTCGGGCGAACACCGCAGGCATGTCGTCGCAAAGTTCAACGCCTTGGTATGAGCGCGTCCGTCCTTCGTGGTGTCCACACTGTGGAGGGCTTGGCACGTGAGACCGGGTACCACCGGAAGCAGATCGAGCGTGGTGTCCAACTATCACGCAAGCGCTTGATCAGGACACGAGACACCCCACGTGCTCCCAGGATCATCACCGAGGAACAGGCCGAGGACATCGTCCAGGAACTGGTCGATGAAGAGCAGCCGACAACAATCGCATCAGTCGCAGAAGCGCACGACGCGTTGAAGAAAGCGGCCTACTACCTCGCTCAGACGCTTGGCATCAGGTCGGGCGAGTTGTCAGATGGCGCGTGTGCCGATCTTGTGGCTGCGATCGTGGAGAAGAAGCGACGGCCTCACAACTGCGGCACCATTTCCAGGGAGATCGACCGCTCAAGGTTCACGATCTACGCCGTATCAAGGCGCCTCGTTTTCTGTAGCCCGTTCACGGATGACGAAGCGGAAAGCATCAGGCGCGTGATGGCGCACGTACCGACCCGCAAGCCGAGGCGTAGCGCAACCGTCGATTAGCCCCGTTCAGATCTGCGGGCTACACTCCCGCCGTGAGGTGAGCCGTGAAACTCGAAGAAGTGCAGCCGCAGGTCGACGCCGAGCCGACGCAGGACGCTCCATCCGAGGTCGACGTCAGCGTGTCCTTGATCCGTAAAGCCGCGCCGGACCAAGGGACGCCGGCTGGCCCGTCGTCGCAGATCCGAAACGAGAACATCCAGGCCATGGCCGGTGCGGGAACGATCGAGTCGCCACCGTACGACCTCGACGATCTGGCGTCATGGCCCGAGAACTCGACCATCCTACCTCAGTGCATCACGGCTCTGGCGCGCAACATCGAGGGGCATGGTTGGCATTTCGTCTCGCATGGATGGGCGCGAGAGAACGTGGATGAGGCGTTTCTCAAACGAGTTGACGAGGAACGGCTTCGTGGCGAGCGCTTTTTCAACGGCGCGTTCCTTGACTTCCCGTTCACCCACGGCATGGAGCGGGTCCGCCGCGACATCGAGTCTGTCGGGCACAGCGGCCTTGAATACCTGCGGTCAATGGACGGCAGGCTCGCAGGTCTCGCGCATGTCCGCGGCAAGACGATCTACATGGCGCCCAGGTCTGACACTCCGGTCGAGATCCGGCGTCGCAGCCTCTCGGCGGACGGGAGTGAGTGGATCGAGGAGATCGCATGGGACTACCCACGGCTGTACGTCCAAGCGTGGGGCAACGATAAAGTGTGGTTCAAGCAGCCGGGTGACATGCGTCGGGTGAGGGCGAGCGACGGGTTTGTCCTTGACGGACTGATGAGCCGCGATGACTGGTCGGATCCAGAGCTTGCCCATGAAATGCTGTGGATGTTCGGCCAGTACAACCCGAACAACATCTACTCGATCCCGAGATGGGTCGGGGCTTCACCGGAGATCACGGGATCGCGCGTGTCGTCCGAGACCAACGTGACATACTTCGACGACAAGGCCGTCCCACCGATGGCGGTATGTGTGTCCGGTGGCAAGTTCACGCCGGACTCGAAGGAGCGAATCGGGCAGCTTTGGGAGACGTTGAAGGGTCGTGACAACTTCCACAAGATCCTGTTGATGGAGGCGGTCGTTGCTGGCGGCGGTGCTGTCAAAGACTTGCTCCAGACGTCTGGATCGAACGCCGCGCCTCGGATCCAGTTCGAGAAGTTCGCGGACTTGCAACGCGGCGATGCTCATTTTCAGGCCTACGACGCCAACAACCGCAACAAGGTCCGGTCCACGTGTGGTGTCCCGCCCATCGTGATTGGCGAAACAACGGACTACAACCGAGCCACAGCGCAGGTATCCGCCGAGGTGTTCGATGCGAACATCACCGGCCCAGATCGCGGCATGGCGTCTGACCGGATCAACCGGTTTATCATGCCGGAACTGGAGGTCCTGTTCTGGAAGTTCGCATTCAAGTCGCAGTCGCTGACGTCGGTCGAGGACATCACGAAGGTCATCGAGGCGGGCGCCAAGGTCGGCGTCGGCTCGCCAGCGTTCTGGAGCGAGGTGCTGGAGCGTGTGCTTGGTGTCTCCATCCCGGCGACATCCGGGGCATGGGCGCAGGTGCCGATCGCTCTGACGACTCTTGGGGTGCAGACTGGGGCGCTGGTTGTCGAGCTTGACGGTGACGGCGACGGTGCGGAGATCGTGGTGCGCGGTGGTACGGCCGAGGGTATCGAGCGGCTGGCGGCGAAGTTGGAGGACATGGCGAGGGGGGTGAGGTGATTGAAACGCGCCAGATGAGTACCGCACAGGATGCCAAGGCATGGCTCGCGCTCGCCCGTGAGGCGTACCCGGATGCGGATACGTTCACGATCCCAAGACGGTTCATCCTCTTTGAGGAACGCCTACCGCTGGTGTCAACCTGGACCAAGGACGACGACGCGGTCCATGCTGCGCTTGAAAAGCTCCAACTGGATGGTGGGTGAGATGACCAGGGCTGAGCGAAGGGCAAGGGCCGAGACCGTCAAGAACCGGCGGGTGCGGCTTGCTCGTGCGGTTTCTCCAGGGTGGGAGATCACGGACGCGATGAAGGGTGCTTGGCGGAAGCGGAGCCCGTTTAGTTGCGGCTGTTCAAAGCGGCAGCACGGGCGACCAAGAACGGACGACGGGATGTGCTGCGGCGGCGAACGTCGTCGGATCTACCGGTGGCGGAATGAGGGCAGGGAGTTGTGTCTTGATGCAACTCGAAGGCATGAGGTGGGGTGATGACGAGGCTTGTTAGCCGTGGGCGCCCAACAATCAAGAGAACACCATCAGGCCGAACGTATCTCGTTGGATATGCCGGTGTCCTTGAACTGACCAACGAGGTCAAAAAGGACCCCGACGATGATGGGTCCGGTGACTGGGTATTCACGTGTGATTCAGAAGGCGGAAGGTGGCGGGTCAACGTTGTGACCGGTGAAGGTGAGGAACTGCGGTTTTTGCCGACACCGATATTCGAGACGGTCACGAGATGACGGCGCAAGCCCCAACCTGGATTCACCTCGAACGCGCATTGACGCTCGCACTGATGCACCGGTTGGAAGTACCGGGCGACATCGTCCGCACCTTCCCCAACGGCAAGCTAGCCAAGTTCATCCGAGACCACGTCGCCATCATCATGGCCAACTGGAAGCGTCGTTGGCCGGGCGCCGAGGCAGCCATCATCGCGACGGCATTGGCAACAAACAACGCCGCGAAGTCGTTCGCCGCCGGCAAGAGCAAGTTCGCGGGCTGGATCTCTCCGAAGGTTTCCAAGGCGTTGCAGTCGTTGGTCGCAGGGGCATACGGGCTGAGCCAGGGCAACGTCCTCAAGTCCTTCGGGGTGGACACTGAAACGAAGAAGCAACCGAAGGGCCTCATCGATGCGGCGACACCCGGCCCGTACAAGGTCATCGACCGCAAGGCAGAGAAGTGGTTGAAGAAGGACAACAAGTTCTGGGTCCGTGACGTGTGGGATGAAGGACTCGGTGACCGGATCGCGTCGAAGACCAACTCAGCTTTGCAGGAAGGGTTGGGACGAAAGGAGTTGGCCAAGCGGCTCAAGGCTGACCTTGCCCAGTTCGCCGAGCCGACATCCTACTGGGAGACGGTGTCCAGCGCGTCGATGACGCGGGCTCGTGCGTTTGGGGCGGTGAGCGGGTTCGTGGAGGCGGACGCGAAGAGCTTCAAGTTCGTCTCGGTGATTGATGAAAGACGAACCGAAATTTGCAAACACCTCCATGGTCGGACGTGGACCATCGACGTGGCGGTCAAACAGGCAACGTCCGTTATGGACGCCAAGACCCCTGACGAGATGAAGGCGGCGAGTCCGTGGTTGCCTGAGGCCGAGGTACTGGCGATGGACGACGCCGAACTTGCCGCCGCTGGCGTCACGTCACCTCCGCTGCACGGCCGTTGCAGATCTACCCTGGTCGCAGTCTTCGACTGACCTTCCTGCGCAAGGCAGGGGTGAAGGCCAGGACCAGATGGGCGGCACCCTGACCTCCACCCCACACCAGGAGGAGCACGAATCGTAGCATGGTGGCTTGCACGGTGCAACGTTTGTGTCTCGCGTCACCGGGCTGCTACAACCCGGGACGTGGAACAAGAAGTTCTCAGACGAGTCGAGATCCAACGCCAAGACGACGCGCAGCGTATCGTCTACGGCGAGGTCATGGTTCCGGGACCCGACATTGAGCCCGGTCAGACCATTCCGCAATCCGAGCTTGCCGGCGTACACCACGACGGCCTGTTCCTCGACGCTGAGGCGGTTGAGCAACTCGCGCACCGGGTCCTTGCCAAACGCGTCAGCATCGACGTCAGGCACGACAACGAGCCGATCGGCGCCGAGATCGTTGAGTCGTTCGTGGCACGCGACGCCGGTTGGGGCCCGTGGCAGCCTGGCGCGTTCGTCTGCGGCGTGAAGATCTACGACGACAACGTGTGGAAGGAAGTCGAAGACGGCAAACTGACGGCCTACTCGATTCAGTTCACCTTGCGCGTCCGCGAGGTGATGGTTGTTGTCACCGACGATGCTGGCGAAAACCCGATCGAGACGAGACTGCTCCAAGGCGCCGAACCGAACCCGAGCTATCTATCGCTCGTAGCCATCCCGAGCATCGGGGAACACTTCCAGGTCAAGCGCGCCGCGTTGCCGTACCAGAAGCTCCCGATGGTGAAGCCTGCCACGGCATGGAACGCGGCGATGGCCAAGGCGCGCGTCCGCAAATGGGCGACAAACGACGACGAGACGGTCGACTTGAAGAAGTACGGTCGAGCGTTCGTATGGGTTGATTCGGACCGTACCGACCTGATCGGCTCGTACAAGCTTCCGATCGCTGATGTCGTCGGTGACCGTTTGACTGCGGTCCCTCGTGCGGTGTTGGCTGCCGGTGCTGCTCTCATGGGGGCGCGCGGCGGTGTCAAACTGCCGGACGGTGACGTGCCGGGGGTCAAAGCCCACTTGGCGCGGTACTACAAGGTGATGAGAAAGACCCCACCGTGGGAAACCGAGGAGAAGGACGTGGACGACAAAGAGAAGACCAAGACGGCCGACGACCTCGACGCGACCATCGACGACAAGGACGGGGTCATGAAACGGCTGGTGAACTGGTTCCGCAGCGCCGAGCCTAATCTGTCCGATGGCAGCCATGTCGAAGCGGACGAGACCCGCGACGATGAGACGGGCGGCGCTGGCGACGATGACGGCGCAGAGTCCGACACCAAGCGCGCCGAGTTCGACGAAGCCCTTGCCGATGAAGCCGCCGAGCAGGCCGCTTGGGAACTGGGCCGTGGCTGGCGCGCGTACCATCGCGGGCTGTTCAAGGTCCTGCAGTCGGACGACATCGAAGACAAGGCCGCCGCAGTGAAGGCGGAGACCGAGGCGTTTGTCGCCTGGCTCGTCCCGCGCGCCGCGGCGATCTTCGAAGACGTCGAGACCTCCGAGTCGGCCCTGTCCGCCGAGATCGATCGCATGACGGTCGAGACGGAGCGTGCGGGCCGTAAGATGTCTGCCAGCCGGATGAAGAAGTTGTCAGAGCTCGTCGATGGACTCAAGTCATTGCTTGCTGACCTCAGCGACGCAGCCGAGGACGAAGACGACAAGGATCGAGAGGCCGAGGTCGAAGCGCTCAAGCGCGAGGTCGAGGAAGCGCTCGCATCCGTGAACGAAACGGCCACGAAGACCGAGGAGGCGTCCGAGCTTCTCCGGGCCGCGACCGACGAGGCCACAGACCTCAAGACGAAGCTCGACGCCGCCAACGCGGAGATCGAGAAGTACCGAAACGCGCCCGCTGCCCGGCAATCCGTCGAGCCGCAAACCCCTGAGAACCAGGACGTTGCCCCGACGCGTCTTTGCGACCTCGAAAACTCCGAGGACATCGCGCGCGAACTGGGATCGAACCTGGCCCCCACTCCCAAGAAGATCGAAGGAGAGTAGCATGTCTGGTACGACCAACCAGGAACTTCTCCGAGCCCAGACGACTACCGCGCTCATCGGGACGCCGGGTGCCGGGCTCAAAGGTCCTGATCAGTTCCTCGCTCATCTGCGCCTTGCGCGCGAGTCTGTGGAGTCGCTCGACCGCCTGTTTCGGGCCGGTTCGATCTACGTCACCACGGCGCAGTCTGGCTCGATTCGTCGAATCAGCCTCGGTACGGGCAACATCCGTGCTGCGGCCGAGGGCACCGATCCGGCGTTCACCGCAAACGCGACCCATAGCGGCGTAGCGTTCGCCACGAACCGGCACCGCATCGACCTGGAGATCACCGCCCAGTCTGAGACCTACGCAGCCAATGCGGCTGGCGGCGGCGAGGACTGGTCCACCGCGACCATGAACGAGGCGTCTGAGGCATGGGGCCTCGACATCCTTCGTCTCGGTATGGTTGGCGATGTCCTGAGCGCTGATCCCAGCCTCAACATCGACGACGGCTGGTTGGTCCAGATCCAGGCCGGCGGCAACCGGTTCGACGGGTCGACCATCAACGGTGGTAACTTCACGTGGGGCCACCTCGCTGGTGCCCGACAGTTGCTCCCCGAACGGCACAAGAGCCGCATGAAGTCGATGGAGTGGTGGCTGTCCGGTACCAAGTTCGAGGAGTTCCTCGAAGAGGTCGCGGACCGTGCCACCAGTGGTGGCGACAAGATCATCAGCGAGGGTGCCGATGGCGTCACCAAGTTCTATGGCAGGCCCGTGAACATCCTCGATGCACTCGGGACCACCGTTCTGCTCGCGGAGCCCAAGAACCTGATCTTGGTCGCGAACAAGAACACCTGGAACCTCAAGGCCGAATCGAACGGCGTCTACGCCGTGCGCGAGGTCACCCACCTGTTCGGCACCCTGGAGATGGACGCGGTCATCGCCGACGTCACCGGAATCGTCGAGATCCACACGCTCAACTAGGCCGAGACGCCACAGGAGATACACATGGCCTTTGTATTCCAGGAACTCAACTCGGCCCTTCGGGGTATCAGGCAGACGCTCGGCGTTCGCGTGACGTTCGCGGACGAGAACACTGTTGCTCCCCTTGGTACATTCCCGGCTGGCAGCATCATCCACGGCAGCACGCGTGTCGTGAGCACGACGTTCGACGACAGTGGTACCGACACCCTCAAGCTCGGCACCCTGGCGAACGACGACGCGTTGTGTGACACCACCGACCAGGATCTGACGGCGGCGGCGACCTATACCGACGTCGTGGCTGGTAGCGTGGCCGTCGTGCTCACGACCGGTGCAGCATATTTCGCGCTGTACGAGGGCCAGAACAACGACGCGACTCAGGGCGAGGTCGACGTCTACGTTGAGATCACGCTGATGAACACCGCTGGCTGATCGTCACCAAGTGGACGCGTACTCATACGGGTGCGCGTCCACTATCACCTGACAGGAGAAAACGCGCCATGAAGATCGAACTCAAAGGGCTGGCAGGCTACGGGCACGGGAAGAAGAAGTTCCGGCCCGGGAAGATCTACGATGTCGAAGACGAGTTTGCGCTCAAACTCATCGCTGCCGACAAGCATTTCCATCGCGCCGTTGTCGCGTCCGGGCCGAGCAGCACTGAGAAGGAAAGAGCCAAGGCCATCCTCAACAGGCTGGCGGCTGATCCTTCCGGGATGGATGCGATCGAGAAGTTCATGGCTGCCGCCGAAACCATCGGCGTTGCGACACCGGCCGACGAGCCGGAGAAGGCGGAGACCGCGTCTGATGAGGCGGTTCCTGCGGTCGACCCCGAACCAGAAGTGAAGTCCAAGCCGGCGAAGAAGAAAGCGGCTGCGAAGAAGAAGACCAAGCCGGCGGCGAAGAAGCCGGCGGCACGGAAGCCCACGACCCCGAAGTCCCTGGCAGATCTCAATAAGTAGAGGTCACAAGGAGCCGACATGCCCATCTCGACTGCACTCGACCCGACGACGCTGTCCCCGACTTTCACCAAGGGTGGAAAGGGCATCAACAGCGGCACACTGTATGAACTGGCGGTAAACCTCCGTGCGCGAAGCACCGAGGCCGCAGCCGCGATTCTGGCTCTCGAAGGCGGCGCAATCGGCTCCCCAACGGTCGTGGCCTTCGCGGCGTCCCCGTACACCGTGCTCACGGCGGACGACTTCATCGTCTGCGACACTTCTGGCGGCGCGATCGAGTTGGATCTGCCCGCTTCGGACACGATCGGTCGGAAGATCGTCATTTGCCGCCAGGGTGCGGGCAACGTCACCATCGATGGCAACGGGGCTGAGACTGTCGGCGCGAACCAGGGCGGTGGTGCCACCTACGTCCTCGCCTCCGACGGCGAAGCCGTGATGATCCTCGATACGAACGTGGCCACGCTAGAATGGCAGCGCATCGCGGACAACCAGCGGTTGTCGACTGATGCAGCTGTCAGCTTCGCGGGCGTGACCAATACCGGTGGCGAGAACATGGGCCCGCCCACCGTGGTTGCCTTCGGTGCATCTCCGTACACCGTGCTCGCCACCGACAGCGAGATCGTGTGTGATACCTCTGGCGGCGCTGTCACGCTCGACCTGCCAGCCTCTGCGGCTCTCGGGCGCAAGCTCGCGGTCTACCGACAGGGCGCCAACGACGTCACCATCGAAGGTGATGGGGCCGAGACGGTCGGTGCTAACCAGGGTGGTGGTCTCGCGTACATTCTGGACGAAGACGGCGCCAGTGTGATGCTCCTCGACACCAACGTGGCTACGTTGGAATGGCAGCTGGAAGGTCCGGCCGTCAGCGCGGTCACGCTCGTTGCTTTCGGCGCATCTCCCTACACGGTCCTGTCGTCCGATGACTCCATCATCTGCGATACGAGCGGCGGCGCGATCGAACTCGATCTCCCTGCGTCCGCGGCTCTTGGTAGACGGATCAACATCTACCGCCAGGGTGGCAACAACGTCACGCTCGACGGTGACGGTGCAGAGACGGTGGGGACAAACCAGGGCGGCGGGGCTACCTATGTGATGGCCTCGGACGGCGACGCAGTCTCGATCCTCGACACCAACGTCGCGACGCTCGAATGGCAACTCGTATCGCCGAACCAGCGGCTCTCGACAGACGCCGCCGTGGAGTTCGCGGGCGTCACGAACACCGGCGGAGAGAACAAGGGTGCGGTCACGGTCGTCGCTTTTGGTGCGTCACCGTATACGGTCCTGGCAACGGACAGCGAGATCGTCTGCGATACGTCGGGCGGTGCGATCGAGTTGGACCTGCCGGCGTCAGGCGCTGTTGGCCGAAAGATCAGCATCTACCGCCAGGGTGCGGGCAACGTCACCCTTGACGGCGACGGCGCTGAGACCGTAGGTGCTGACCAGGGTGGCGGCGCGACGTTTGTTATGGCGTCCAACGGCGATGCGGTCACGGTTCTTGATACCGGCGTGGCGACGCAGGAATGGCAGATCGTCGCCGGCAACCAGCGCACGTCTGTCGACGCGGCTGTGATCTTCGCTGGCATCGGAAACACCGGATATGAGCACCTCGGCGCGGTCACGACTGTCGCCTTCGGCGCATCTCCGTACACGGTCCTCGCTGCGGACAGCGTGATCTACTGTGACACATCCGGTGGACCGATCGAACTGGACCTTCCGGCATCTGCCGCTCTTGGACGAAGGATCCAGATCACGAACAACGGCGATGATCCTGTCACCATCGACGGTGACGGAGCCGAGACGGTCGGTGCGAACCAGGGTGGCGGGGCGACATACGAACTCGGTGGTGGCGCAGCGCTCGCGATCATCGACACGAACGTGGCGACCGACGAGTGGGTCATCATCGGTGAGCGGAACCTGTACGATGTCCGGTTGATGCAGATCAATGTCGAGCACACCGCGTGGACTGCTGCCGCACAAGCCGAGACTATCGCAGTCTACACCGTACCTGACGACATGAACGTTCTCGACGTCTGGTACGAGTTGGAAGTCGAGTTCGATGACCTCGCCGGTCCTCCGATCACCGCTGCTGATTTGACGATCGGAACCAGCGGCGGAGCCGCCAACGACTTCGCCCTTACCGCCAATGTCCTTACTGGTGCCGGTGCTGGTTGGAAGTCGTTGACCAACGCGCTCAAGGGAGCTTTCGTTGACGACGCGTTGACGACGATCCTCGCCGGTGCGGACACCATCACCGCAACGTTGACCGTTGGTGCGGGTGAAGATGTGGCGGACACGGACCAAGGCGAAATCACCATCTACGTGCGTTACCAGTTCCTGTAAGCGGGAGCAAATGTGGCCTATGCGACACTACTGCAGGTTCGTGACGAAGGCGTCAGCGTCGCAATGGCGAGTGATGCTCGAGTCACTGCTTTGTTGGATCAGGCATCAACACGCATAGACAACATCACCGGCAGTTGGTTCGAAAGTCGTGCAGAGACGATCACCAAAGAAGGGCCTGGGACCAAGTACCTCCACCTCCACGTCCCGATCATCACCGTCACCCAGATCGACTACGTGGAACGTTTCTCAGGTGTGACGACGACGGTGGCGGCGGCCAACTACCTAGTCTACACCGCTGTCAAAAACCCGGTCATCCGCAACCTCGTGGGCGACTGGAACACGGGACCGCAGGCGTACGACATAACCGGGACGTTCGGGTGGCTCGAAGACAGCGCGACGCCTGACGACATCACGACGGCGTGCATCATGTTGGTGATCCGTGGAGTCCCACAACTGGCAGACGAGGACGCTGCCTTGGAACGTCGAACAGGCGATCTAAAACAGGTCGTTGTCCAGGGCCGTTCGGAGTCGTGGGGGACAGGCGCTGGCGGTGTCGCCTTGTCATTGGGTGGGGACACGGGAGACGCCGAGATCGATCGCCTGCTCGCGCCGTACCACGCCCCAAAAGACCTCTTAGCAATCTAGGATGGACGCCATGCCGAAGAAAAACAAAGACTACCGCATTCGGCGCCTCGGGCGCACCGCCGCTCCCTTCCATGAAGAGTTGCCGAGCGGCGCTGACATTCGTCTACCTGGGGTCCATGGGGTGTCGGTCTACGAGTTGGCGGAAGAGGACGCTGAATATCTTGCCGGATTCGAAGGGCTCGACGTACGGCCGGCACGATCCGCCGTGCCGACCGTTCCGAAACCGAAGAAGGTTCGCAAGACCAGCCCCAAGAAGAAGGGGCCGAAGTCCAGCAAGTAGGCCGTCGTGCTTCTGATCCACTGGCAGTACATCCGAATCAGCCCGCTCGATCGTACCATGGCTACGGACGAGCGGGCGCGTCGCGCGGTGTCGCGACGGGAGTACGACACCGCGTTCCAGATCAAAGGGCAGGTCGACTTCAACCGGCGGCTGAACCGCATACCAGGATACGCCGGTGCGAACGAGGAGACCGCGACAGTAGTCACGATCAGGAAGTCCGACGCGCTGCGAGCAAGCTACACACCGCAAGACGGTGACCGCGTTGACTCCGTGATCGACAGAGACGGAACCGAGGACCCACTCAACCTGTATGTCCGGTCTGCGCATCCCTCTGGCGCGTGGGCCGCAGGTCGGCATACTGAGTGGGTCCTCGTGCTCCGTGACGACTCGCCGAACCGTCGCGCGGAGAACTAGGACCATGGCCGACCTTCGAAAGTTCGGCTTCGATCAACTGGCCAAGATGCTCGATTCGGCGAGCTTCAAGCGTCGGTTCAAGGTCGACATGCTCCGGGCACAGAAGAGGGTCGGGTCCAGGTTTCAGGATGACGTACGCGAGCGTATCAACGACCACAAATACGCGGCGAACAGTCTCGTGACAGTGCTCGGCAAGGGTTCGGATACGCCTCTAGTTGCTGGTGGAGACCTGTTTGGCTCGGTGACGTGGAATGCGGAACCGTTCAGGATTCAACTTGGTGTGGCGTCCATCCGGTTGAAGTCTGGCAGGCTACTGGCCGAGGTGCTCCACAACGGCGCGACCATTCCGGTCACGCCACAGATGCGCAAGGCGCTATTCGCCAGGTTGAGCAAGTCGGCACGCAGGCGGCTGGCATCAGTCGACGGTCCGAAACCGTTCTGGACCATCCCGGCCAGGCCGTATTTGGGCGACGTGTTCAAGTCGCGGTCTTGGCGCAGTTTTGCGCAACGTCAGTACGCCGATGCGATCCATCGTACGATACGGTTCCTTGCGAGCAGGGGGTCGAAATGACGCAGACGGTTGGATATAGCATCAGGTGCGATGAGGAGAGCGAGGCGTTTTACGGCGGCATCGACAAGGATGCAGGTGTCTCACGGAACCGTCTCCCGTCAGTGGTCCGGCTCCAAAAGGACCGGATCTTTGTGGCGTCGTACACCATGGCCCGGCAGACGTCAGGCTACTACGACACCACCACGACAACAGCGACCGTTCGGCAGTCTGTACGCGGTGGGACGCTGTTGCGGACATGGGACGCGATTGAGTTGTCCTACGACGAGCCAGACGACACCACGTTGGAAGCCAGGCTCCACGACGGGACCATCGCCTACTACTGGACCGGGGCGGCTTGGGCCGTTGCCGGCGCGAACTGGAACACGCCTGCTGTTGTCCAGACGAACTTCGCGACGTTCGCGCCAGCGACGGCAACATCACTGACGGTGGAATGGCGCCTACAGACGACGACGAAGTTCGTGACCCCAACGGTCTACGGGGCCGACATCGCGGCGTCGTTGTTCTTCGCTGCCCGGACCGGGTCGACCGAAAGCAGGTCTGATGGGTGGACCGACGACCTCATCCATCGCGAGTTGATTCCCCGGATGATGCTGGTCAGGCCAGAGGTAACCGACGAGGGGATCATCGCCGCAGACACATCGACCCTCGATTACTCTGCTGGAGTGGGCGAATGGGCAAAGATTCCCCATGAAGTCGAATCGGTGTATAACCTCGATTCTGACCCCACGATGCTCACTCCGTTGGCTGGTGCGTGGAGTTCGATCACGAAGATCTACACGCTCACCGCGCCGTTGACGGCCGGCACACGGTATGCAGCGCGTCTCACCTACGAGCCAGAGGTTGCCTACACCGGCGGCCTCGATCTGTTCACCGCAACGCTGCCCCAGGTGATTATTGAGCGGATCGTCACGGTCAGGTCGCGTGAGCACGTCAATCGGGAGCTTGTCCGCGACGTCACGAGCGAGACGGCGGTTCAACTCCCGGCGATGACAACCACGATTTCTGACATCTCGATGCTGGTGCAAGGACACGACCACGTATCTGCGTTCGACGTGTTCGAGTCGCTCCGAAGATCTGGCGTGCTTCGTGGTTCATGGGTGAGCACAGGGACGGGCATGCCCATTGCGGCCTACCAGCAAGGCGAAATGCGCCCGTCACGGACTGGAGTCAACGCAGCAGCAGCAGCGCGGTTCGTCCTCCGCGTATGGACCCGTCAGTATCACGGAGACAGCGACAACGTCGCGATCGTCGATGCAGACGGCATCACAATCACGGTCGGCGACGATCGGCAGAGAAGGGTCCTCACCGGACCAGAACTCGACTACGCGGGGAGCTAGCAGAAATGGCAACGACACATATCGGAGCGGCACCCGGAGAAGCTGGCGTCGCCGTCGAGTTTTCGGAGCCGACAGCGCCGGGGACCCCGTCTCCGTACGGGTCGAGCCTCTTCCTTGGTGGATATCAGTGGGGCGCGATTCGGACCGTAGTCGCCCACACCGGTGAGACGCACTTCGGCGCCTATCGTGGTTCTCCGATGACGGAGGATCATACGGCGTTGAACTGTTATCACTGGTACGAGCAGGCACGCGGCGCCGGCAAACTGTACACGTACCGCCTGGCTGATGGCGACGAGGCCCAGGCATCGATCCCGGTCTACGGTCGTGACCAGGACCGAAACTACACCTACCAGACCGGATACTCGCAGCCCACCAAGGTGGCGGACATCGAGGGGCTGTACGATGGCCGGCGCGGTGGAAAGATCGCCCACAAGAGCGGGTATCTCGCGGCAATCGCTGCGGCATTCGACGCCGCCGCTGGAACATTCGCGACCGCTGAGACGATGGTGTCGGACCAGTTCAAGGATGGGCTGCTCTACATCGACGGCGTCTCGCTGACGTACCGAATCACTGGCAATACCACCGGCGGCCTCCTGTCCATCGAAGTTAGCACCGGTGATGCTGGACCGGCGGCTGGTGGCGGTTACTGGTTCATCGATCTCAACACGACCGACGCCAACGGTGATCGTGACGGGCTCGCAGTCCAGATCGACGGCAGCGTACAGCGGCCGACCGAGGAGTTCTCACTCCAGACCTACGACCATCGCGGGTCCGCTGAGGTCAAGCCGAGTTGGGACACGCTCGGCCTTGATTCCAGCCGCGACAGCTACGCGGAATCGATCATCGTAGCGGACGGCCGCGCTGGTCGGCAGCATCTGCTGAGCTTCGACGCTGAGACACTCCCGAACCCGAACAGCTCCGAGATGCGCCCGGCGAACCGATCGTATCTGGTCGATCCTGATTCGGCGGTCACCAACGTCCTGACGCTCAAAACCCAGTACTGGGCACGGTCCGCACCGGTGAGCGTTGGGACCGCAACACCAGATGAAGCCCAGACGGTCTATCCCGCCAACCGGTTCCGCTGCAAGGCAGTCTGCACGTTCACCGCACCGATCACAGCAGACGTCGAGTTCAGGTTGTGGGACGATACGGTCATCGGTGACACATGGACCGTGGCCGCTGGTGAGGGTGTCACGCTCGGGACGTTGTTCGTGCCAGGGACCGCGTTTTTGCCGTCGTTCATGATCTACGCCGGTGCGACGCCGATGGCATCGACCGACACCGTGACGATCTGGTTTGACCCGCTGCCCGTCAACATTCAGCTCCTCAACGGCAGGCTCTATCCGCATGCCCACACTGCAAGTGGGACCGACATCCGTACATCGCTCCCGATCGTCAGCAATACGGCGACCACGGTGACAGTGGCGTCGACCGTGACGCTTGGCTCAACGTACACCGTGACCGCTCCGGTTCAAGTCTTCCATGCCGGTGTCACGGCTGGGACCTTCAACCTCGCCGGTGCTGAGACGTTCATCTACACACTGCACGACGATGCTGGACCTATCACACTGACGAACAGCCTTGTTGGTGCGGCCATCACCGCAGCCGCCCTGGTAGTGGAGTTGAACACTGGTGCCGCGGCCAACAGCGAGACCGGTCAACGCGACGCCATCAATCAGCCGCCTCGCATCGAGTTCGCCGTCAACGCTGCGGGCTCGATCACCGTCACCCAACTCAAGGACATCGGTACCGTAGGCGGCACAGCAGCATCCATGACGATCGGTGCCGGTACCCTCAACGCCATCGTGGGCTGGACCGCCGCGGCATACACCAACAGCGTGGTTGGGTCGGTAGTTGCGATCAGCTACCGCGAGAACCTCAACGGCGGCCAGGACGGTGTCGCGACGCTGGCAAACAGCCACTACACCGACGCTTTCGACGTCGTCAGTAGCCCCGTCCTTGGGTTGCAGCAGGTCAACACCGGTCTCGTCAAGATGGCGACGCCCGGCATGTCCGTGGCCACGGTGCAAAACGCGGCCCACACGTTCGCGGACACGGTCGGGTACGCCTACCGAGGTGAGTTGTCCACGACCAACGCGACCAGCGATGAGACCGCCGCCAACTGGGTGATCGACAATCTGACCGCCTCGCGCAACCGGTCCATTGCGTTCGACGCCTACGGATACCCGCACCAAAAACCGTTCACCGGGCAGGAGACGGTCTATCCCATGACCGGCGCCATCCTCGGCATGGAAGCCAGGCTTGCCCGCGAGAAGAAGGGGTATCACATCCCCGCGGCCGGCAAGAAGTCCAGCATCGGCGGGACGTTCTCGGGGACGTCGGTCGGCCTCCAAGCCGACAATCCGGCCCATCCTCGCGACACGATCTTGTTTCCTGTTGGGCTCCAGGGCGTCCGAAAAGAGGGTGCGCTCCTGTACCTGTGGGGCGACCAGAACCCGAACGACAACTACTTCGGAGCCGTTTGGAAGCACAAAGTCGAGTGTTTGTTGCACATCGGTCAGGAGCTTTTGCATGCCGTCCCTGAGTCGGTATGGGAAGCCAACGACGTTGCATCGCGCATCAGCCTGGTGAGGCAGATCAGGCCCATCTTCACATCCAAGTGGGCTGACGGATGGTTTGCTCATGCCGAGGGCGAAGACTTCGACGACGTCATCTTCTTCAAGGCTGGCGACGACGAGAACCCGCCGGCAGTCGCGGCAGCTGGCGACATGGTCTGCGTGATCGAACTGGTCAAGGGAATCGTTGATACTGCGCAGCGCGTGGTCTTCGCAGTCGGGACCGGCGGCGTAGCCGTCAACTACTAGGAGACATCATGCCGATCGATAGCTTTGCGGAACAACTGATCATCACGCGACAGGCGACGCTGGTTTTGAACCAGGGCCCGCTTGACCTGATCGAGATGGGCGACATCGCCGACGCGACAACCACGACGACTGCCGCAACCGGACAGGTCCGTCAGACCGGCAAGGGCGTCGCCACCGAGGTGACCTGCACGGTCAACATGAGCGATCCGGTTGTGGTTGCCCAGGTCAACGTTGCATTCGCCCAGGGACGGGCGGGAATGGAAGGGCACATCACGCGTGCTGGATCGATCACCTACTACAACAACGCCGGCCAGCCCAAGGGCGTG